ACATTCATTAGTTTTCTATCATTAGAACCCCATGAAAAAGTTCTTTGATCAGTGGATAATTTTAATATACCCATTTCAGTTGCTTTAATACCGAAGTTTCTAAGCATAACATTCTCGTCATTCACTAAGTCTAAGAACAAACGTGGGTTTCTCTTAGCATATAATAGTAAATCTCTTTTAAGTTCCTTAGAACTCATGTCTGATACCTTAGAACCAATCTCAACACGCATAACAGCTTCTGCCATATCTATGTCTAAACTTTGAGCCGCGTTTAAAGCTTCAATTTCTAATTCTATACCAGCTACTTCATCAACAGCTTCTCTAACCGTGTCTAGCTCTTGATAAAGCTTGTTTTTTAAAGGGTGGTATAAGGATAATAATTTTTGTAGAGTCACTTTGTTTTTAGGAACACTAAGAGTTCCACTTCTAAACACTATGTGTTCTAGCCTTTGATCGCCTTTCATTTCATCTACAAACACCGTTCTTTGGTTTTGACAGTATTTAATTTCTCTTTCGTATCCTTTTTCTTCATCGAAATAAAAAATATCAGAAGACTTAATAGAGTAGCTGAGTGGGTTTTTTCCACTTTTCAAATAATACACTCTATCCTTTATTTCCCAAGTATTTTTTTTTGGTTTTGGAATTTCCATAACCGGTTTTTTAATTTTTGGTTCTGCAACTACAGTGTCTTCAAAAAATTCTGTAACTACTTCTTCCATTGTTTCGATTTGAGGTTCTACCTCAACTTTCTTTGTGTTAGCTTTTTTAGCCATAATATAATATAATATAAATTAATAAAAAGAAAAGGGACTGGGAAATTAATCCCAGTCTCTTTAATATAAATAATGCTTATTTCATTAACATGAAATTGTTAGCACCTTGAGTAATTAAACATCTTTCAGATAGGTAATTCACAGTCATCGCATCTAAATCAGATGTAACAGCTCCAACAGAACCTGTAATCCAAGTTTTCATTTTTCTAGACTCAGTTTGAGAAGCTCTATATCTTACGTGTAAGAATGGTCTTTTCAAGTTTTTACCTAATTGTTGATCATACACTGAAGAAACTCCAGCAGGAATCACAACACCTCTAATGTTGTTTACAGTATCTTTAATACCACCTCTTGTGCCTTGATCGTTTAAATACTTCATGTCAGACTTATAGAAGTCATAAGAACCTCTTCTGAAACCAGAGAAACCTAAGTTCAATGCCATATCTTCAGAATTGTCAAATACTCCGTAAGAAGTACCACCAGCTCC